AAAAGAAATCACTGTCACAGATAAATGCGGGGTTGGCTGGGAAAAGTCAATTGTTTGAATCATAAAGGCTTGAAAGAGCTTGTCAAATATGTTATAATCCATTTAATTGGTCGTGTATCTATATGACAATTTTACTAATTTTTCCAATAGGTAGTTATTAGACTACAAGTGTTATTGGCAAGGGTATAGTCAAAGGCAATAAAAATATTATCATTTTCGTATTTAAAGCTATTGTGCTTGTTAGAATAATAGATATCCATTTGCCCAGATAGAGCAGCCGTGATATCGTGCTTACTGATATGCCGTGATTGCATCCGGTTTTGCATATGTTTTGTATAAATTAGGGTAGTATTGGAATTAAAAGAAATTTTCAATAGTAACAGTCCCTTCAATAATTTTTATATGGAAAAAATTTTTCTCCATACTTTTAATTACTAAAAAGAATGTTGTTTTTTAACTAAAATAATAAAAATAAATAAAAAAAACGCCTCTAAAATTTAGAAGGCGTTTTTCTTTTGCTTACATTTAGTAAATGATGCAAGATACTTGAATAAAAATTGGAAGAATCCTAAATAAGGGGTGTTTTTTTGTTTGGTAATTAATCGATGAGCATAGCATAAAAGTATCATAAAACAGGTTCCAATAATCGAATGTTATTGGAACTTTTTGCATTTGTGGTTTAATTATTAAGGGTATATAGTAATTAAAATATATTTTGCCTACGGATTGCCGGCGAAATAGCAAAAATAGGGAGTTGGTGAGTATGTGATATGGCTGTAAATGAACAAGCAGAAAAAGCAAAAATTGATTATTTGGGGGGAATGAAATACAGGGATATTGCTGAAAAATATGAGGTGAGTATCAATACCGTCAATTCATGGAAAAAGCGCCACGGATGGTGCAGAGAAGGTGCACCTAAAAATGGTGCACCTAAAAGCAAAATAGGTGCACCTATTGGCAATCAAAATGCAAAGGGGCATGGTGCACCGCCCAATAATAAAAATGGACTTGGTAATAAAGGCGGTCCGCCCCCGCATAATGCAAACGCTATGACTCATGGGCTGTTTGCAAAGTTCCTGCCGCCCGAAACATTGGAGATCGCAAAAGAATTGACAGAGGTTTCACCAATCGATATTCTTTGGGGGAATATTTGCCTAAAATATGCAGCGATACTTCGGGCGCAGAAAGTCATGTATGTTGAGAATCATGAAGATTTGACGAAGATTCTTAAACGCCAGAAAAGCGGTGATTCATCATGGGAAGAAGAATATGAATTGCAATTTGCGTGGGATAAGCAGGCTACATTCCTAAAAGCGCAATCTACGGCTATGACAGCATTGACCAATATGCTTAAACAGTATGAAGAACTTTGCCGATCTGAAATGGCTACAGAAGAGCAGCGATTACGAGTAGAAAAATTAAGGGCTGAAGTTGAAGTATTAGGGCAACACAGCAAAGATGAACCTATCCACATCACTATAGGCAGAAAGGAACGCCGCGATGATGGAAGTCAATAAAGAGGTAAATCCGCACTTTGAAGATTTTCTTTTTGATTGGGACAGTAAGTTCTATTTCCTTGTGGGTGGGTATGGTTCATCAAAGTCATATCATGTTGCATTAAAAATCATTTTGAAATTATTGTCTGAAAAGCGTACGGCCTTAGTCGTCCGTGATGTATATGACACAATTCGTGATAGCTGCTTTTCCTTGTTTGAAGAAATTGTAATCGATCTTGGTTTAGAAGATAAGATCCGCTTTGTTACATCCCCGATGCAGATCCGCTTTCCGAATGGCAGCAAGGTCATTTTCAAAGGGATGGATAAACCGCAAAAACTCAAGTCAATCCATAACATCAGCATTATCTGGCTTGAAGAGTGCAGTGAAATAAAGTATGCGGGGTTTAAAGAACTTATTGGACGTTTACGTCATCCAACGTTAAAGCTTCACATGATTTTGTCCACAAATCCAGTGGCAAAGTCAAATTGGACGTATAAGCATTTCTTCAAGGTACCTAAAATTAAAGATACTATGCTCTATAAACAACGTATTATGAGGATTGGCGATACCTATTATCATCATTCGGTAGCGGATGATAATTACTTTTTGCCTTACAGTTATATTGAGCAATTGGATGCGCTTAAGGCATATGATATAGATTTATACCGGATTGCTCGTAAGGGCCAGTTTGGCGTGAATGGGACGCTGGTATTGCCACAATTTATAGTACAATCACATACGAAAGTTATGAATGCGGTGGGAGATATCCCTTCGCGTTTTTTACGTGTTGGAATGGACTTTGGTTTCGAAGATTCCTATAATGCAGTGCTTCGCCTAGCTATTGATGATAAACGTAAATATCTCTATATCTACTGGGAATATTACAAAAATCATATGACTGATGATGCCACCGCCGTGGACTTGCAGGAGTTTGCTGAAAGCAGAGAGTTGATTCGGGCAGATTCGGCCGAACCGAAAACGATTAAATATTATAATCAAGAAGGTTTTCGGATGATTGGTGCCAAAAAGCCGCCAGGTAGTCGAACGCAAAATACAAAGAAGGTAAAGCGGTTCAAGAAAATAATTTGTTCAGCCGAATGCGTTCATACGATTGATGAATTACAGGATCTAACGTATGCCGTAAATAAAGATGGTGAACTTATTGAAGATGAATTCAGTATTGATCCTCATACATTTAGCGCGACGTGGTATGGGCTTGATGGTTATGAAGTGGCTGACATTAAGGGCAGTTATAAAAATTATGGCTTGCAGACAGGCAAGTTCTAGGGGGTGATAGCTTGAGACCAAGGCAGAAAAAGAAAGCACGACAAATGACGGAATATGAGATCGTAAAAAATGCGGTACCCTTTGGTGGAGGCATTCCGGATAAATATATTTTCTTAAAAGATGCGTATGCTGGTACGGGCGGCTTTGAAGATGGAGAATACTTAGTTCCTCATCCCCGCGAAAGCATGGGGAAATATGTACGTCGGCGATTTATGGCATATTATTGCAATTATCTTAAACCCTGCATTGAGGCGCACGTTAATCCGATTTTTAAAGAACCGCCAGTCAGGGAATATACAAAGAATGCTCTCTTTGATGGATTCTTGCAAAATGTGGATGGTAAAGGAACGAAATTAGATCGATTTATGAAGCGGGTGGCTGACCGGGCAAAGCTGTTTGGATGTGTGTTTGGGGTTGTCGATAATTTTTCTAAGACAGAGGAAGACTTGGCAGCTGCACTGAAAAATCGGCAATACCCGTTCATATATATTGTTAAACCCGATCAAGTTAGAGCCTGGGCTATGGATCGATTCGGTAATTTATCTCTCTTGAAATACACTATGAAATATACCGATGTCGTTGATGGCAATAAAATGCAGAAAACAGTGACCTGGACTTGGACTGCTGAAAAATGGATTAGGGAAGATGAGAATGGAAAAACCGATGGTGTTAATACGATTGGTGTATTGCCTATTGTGCCGCTTTATGGCGCATTGGATGATGACGAAGCTGAATTGCCACAGTCAGAATATTATTCGATAGCGAAAACAAATCTTGCTATCTATAATGCCTGCAGTGAACTTCGAGAACGAAATCGAAATCAAGCCTTTAGTTTACTAATTTATCCGATTGCTGAAAATGATGATTATAATGATGCGAATGAGTTGGTTGTTAGTACGACCGATATGCTTTTATTTAAGAGCATATCTGGAGCTAAACCGGACTTTATTACACCAGAAAGTGGACCATCCGAAATGCTTCTTAGCGAAATCCAGAACATGATTCAGGAAATTTACCGTATGGCAGAACGGGCGAATGTCACAGGGGTGCAACAACAGACATCAGGGTTATCAAAAGAATGGGATAATCAGTCATCAAATCAGACCATTGCAGATTTTGCTAAAAATTTAGAAGCTTTTGAAGAGAAAATTGCTGAGATTTTTGGACTGTATATAAAGACAAATTTGGCATTCACATCAAAGTATAACGATGATTATGGCGTTGTCGATGTCTCTACGGAGCTCGATAAAGTCACAAAAGCCTTACTGCTTGGGATTGGTGGTAAATTCGATAAAGAAGTCAAGAAAATCGCTGCACGAACGATGCTGAACAATCAAGATGATAAAGTAGTGAATGCAGTTATCGGCGATATTGATGCACAGCCAG